ATAACCATAACGCGAGCCAATTACTCGGCGAATACGACGGTTGCTACTGGGCACCGGGGGCAGGTGGATTAACTTCTGAAGATACAATCGTAGACTTCGGCGAAAGCCCCGAAGTAACTCACATTGTTTTTCAAAATACGCATAAAACAGATGCGTGGCAATACTTAGCTATGCGGAACGAATAAAATGTCCTTCGAAACTGGAACAGCATCAAGCGTCGGCGATTTGATCGCTAAATGGTTCAATTTTTTACAGGCTAATGGTTGGACCGCAGACGTTGATTATGCCGCTGCCGGTCAATCCCCGGCGTATGGTATTATTCAACGAAAAGTCGATCTTGCAAGCCCGCTCGGGAGTGACCCCCTAAACGAAGTTAATCTTCATTGCGGTTTCGCGGTTGCCGATAGTAATGCAGACGGCGATCACATGAACATGATTCCCATGCGAAACTATACTTCCGGCGCGCCGCAACTTGCGACCGAAGTCGGGACATCTACCGGCGCGTACACGTCGGTTTCCGGGGCATCCCATATAAACACGAATTTTCCGTCTTCGCCATTCGATAACTACTGGTTTTTTGAATCCGATTACTACGCACACGCTGTCGTCGAATTCACAACTGGATTTTATCGCCATTTTGGAATGGGGAGTATCAACAAAATCGGAAAATGGTTCGGCGGCGAATATTATTATGGTTCGTTTTGGAGTCAAAACGCCGCGTTAATTGAGGCCGCAACAGCAACTTCTCATTCTGTCGGATTGGACGGCAGTCAAACAGCGTCTGGCAGCGCCGCATTGCTTTATGGAAAGCAACTATCCGGGGAAGCTTTTCCTGATCTTGTGGGGCGTCAATCCCCGGCTTCCGCTTGGCACGTTTTTTCTCAAACGGGGGATGCTGGTGCCGGAATAGGTACAGATGCGGACGGAAGGGATAAGGGAGGAGTAACTTCGACCGGGCCGCGCGGCGGCGTTCATTACCCGTTATTCTGGCAAGGTCAGTCAGCTTTTAACGGCTTCAGACCATTACATCCGATAACTATTTTCACGCTGTACACAGGATCAAATCCTGATAACGTTATACCGATTGGCACGCAACCCGATGTCCGTGCTATATCAATGGAGGGCGCATTAGAGGGCGGCGACGAATTCACAATCGGTACTGATACATGGGTAGCGTTTCCGGTAGCGCGTAAACGTCAAGTTAAGGTTTTTGACGATACGGAATATTCTGGGTTTTTTGGGCTTGCATATAAAAAAGTAACTGTATGATATGGCCGCTTTAAAGGGTACTTTACCGCTTCGAAATATCCATCTTTCCCCGTTCTGGCGGAATTACTCGGATCAGGATGGGCGGGCGTTTAGTCCAGAACAAAACAAAAAAATAATACTGGCGACGGGTGTAATATCACCGCCTTCAGCTTTACCAAATGCGGCTTTTTTAACCGATGCCCGGATAGGGTTAGCTAGCGGCAATAGAACGCGGCTTTCCGCCGGACGACGAAATGAAGTGCTACCCATAACGAACAACCCTGCGCTTAATCAACGCAATAATATTCGCGGCGAAGGGAATACGGGGCGCTGGAAAATGCTCGGTAAAAGTCCGAAAGATGGGATGGGAATCGGGTTCGATTACTGGGAACAAATATTAGTAAACCCGAACGTTGTCGATCTTGGAAATGTTGTTAGCGACACGATTTTCAATGTCACAGTATTGAATACTTACCGCCGCGATAATAAAACAATAACCGCGATAGACAATAATGCGGGGGCTGGGATAACAGTTGAGGGAGCGACGCCCCCCGCTAATTTGCAACCGCTTCAGGATCGAGTTTACGCGGTAACAGTTGGAACAACCGGACCGCCAAATATAAGCGGTTCAATTGATTTCGTGACTACGGACGGAACATTAACCGTTACCGTTTCCGGAACACGAATTATCATTTTTCCGTATCCGCCGCAGCGTGAAATAGTTGAGCGACTAGAATGGTTAACAGATGTTCTTCGAAAGGCAGACGGATCAGAACAGCGGTTTAGCTTGCGAACGGACCCCCGGCAAAAAGTGAACTATGAGATTCTATTGGACAATGGGATTGACGATATCAACAACGTTCGAAATTTATTATTCGATTGGACAACGCGTGTTTTCGGTGTTCCGCTATGGTGGGATGAACAAGCACTTCGCGCAGATGTTGTTATAAATGACTTAACAGTTTTTATTCGCGACAACGGATTGCGCTATTCCGATTTTCGTGTCGGTGGTCTAGCGATGGTCTATCAAGAATTTGACGACGGAACATTTCAAACGGATGTCCTTGAAATCGCTTCAATTCAAACCGAACTAGCAAGCCCGGAAGCTACCGCTAGTTCAATCACTTTTGCTACGCCAATACTAAATAATTACGACGGGAACGTCGCGACAATAGTCCCAGTTTTACCGGGGATACTGGTAGACAACGCGAAACAGTCAACGACAAGAAATAGCGATCTTGTTTCTTATAAATTAAATTTCGAAATGTTGGATAATTTGAATTCGTATTCTGGGGTTGATGTAGCATGGTATGCGGAACTTCCTGACTTCGATGGTAAAAACGCATTAGTTATCGAAGACAAAAACATGATAGAAAATGAATTATCAGAAATTATCAGCCAAGTCCGGCAGCGCATTGATTTCGGAATAGGCCGGGTAACACAGTTAACGCAAGAAACAAAAGGGCGTCGCTCTGCGCCGTTTCAATGGAAGGTCGAAGACGATTCCTTCGCGTGGCAGTTGCGCGCATTGTTGGCGCATCTTCGCGGTAAGTGGCAGGCTGTCTGGCTTCCTACTTGGCGAAACGATTTTATTGTCAACACTAATATCGGAAACGGTTCTATAAATATCGATGTTGATAACCACGGATTCGCGCGTTACGTCGGGGCTACTCAAAAATGGGCGGGTCTTAGACTCGAAAAAACAGATGGAAGTTTAAGCTACCATAGGATAACGAACTCCGCTGAAATAGACGCGACGACAGAACGATTAACAATTGAACCGGCTACGTCATTCGCTGCAACAGTAGCCGAAGTTTCTCGCGTGGATTTAATGGTTCTTTCCCGTCAGAATACCGATAGTATAACGATTGTTCATTCGTGGAACGATGCGCAAAGCGATGCTATAGACGAAACTTTTCAAACTGAATTTGTTGGGGATGTCAGATAATGCCGACTTTTCAGGAATTAGAAAGAAGCCGCGAAAGTCGACCGGTTGAAATATACCGGTTCGATTTCGGAACTGAAATATATAGATTTACCAGTTCTGCGGACGATGTTGTTTTCGGTGGTGCTACTTATAACGCGATTGAGATCAAAAGAAGCGCGCCAACATTGAACCCGAAAGAACGCCGAAACACAAAGCTTCAACTAGACATCAATAATGCAGAAAGACCGTTTCGGGATTTTATTGGTATTCAACCAGCAAGCCGACTGGAATGCACTATTTCAAGAATTCAGCTAGACGAAAAAACGATTCCGACTTCCCCGGTTTCTTCACCGGAACCAGTCGCCGCCCCAGCCACGGCTTTTGTTTTATTTCAGGGATACGTCACAAGTATTGCTTTCAAAGGTCGAACCTGTAAAGCTGAAATGAACCCGTTCAATGAACAGTTCAGTCGAGAAATACCGCGCTATAAGTATCAATCGTTGTGCAATCATGTTCTTTACGATTCACAATGCACAATTGATTCAAATCTATTTAAGCAAACGGGCATTGTTAACGGTGTTTCCGGAAATAATATTTCAGTCAGCGGCTTTACTGGGACTGCGTTTACTGGTGGTTATGTTCAAAACGCGGCGGGCAACGACTACCGGATGATAATAGAACATAGCGGCGACACGTTCACTTTATTACTTCCGTTTCGGGAAAATATATTGAACGCGTCCGTAACAGCTTTTCAAGGATGCGACCACACGGTTCAAACCTGCAAGACTAAATTCAACAATGTGATAAACTTCGGCGGATTCCCCCTTGTCCCCGGGGTTAACGTTTTCAGCAAAGGACAATTCGCGAAATCATAATGGCATTCTGGCTCACCTTTCTTGTTTATCTGGGAACGTTCATACTTGGCGAATTGCTGCGCCCGAAACCTGAGATAGAAGGAGCAAAACCGGCTAGTCTGGGGGATTTTCAATTTCCGACTTCTACCGAAGGGCGGGCAGTTCCTATAATTTGGGGTACTGTCAGATTGAACGGTCCGAATGTTGGCTGGTACGGCGATTTAAAAACGGTTGAAATAACAGAAGAAATACAGACAGGTCTTTTCAGTTCGGACAATGTCACGGTAGGCTTCGAATACTATATCGGAATCGATTTGATGTTATGTCGCGGCGATCTGGAAACGATAAGTCCGGCAAACGCCGGGATACGAAGAATCTGGATTGACGACGATGAGTTGCGTCCGGCGTCCGCCGGATGGGTTGATAACGGATCGTTTACGATTAACCAGCCGAATTTTTTCGGCGAAGATTCAGGCGGTATTGTGGGAACGTTCACACTATTCCCCGGATCAATTAATCAAATAAAATCTACTTATTTGGAAGGCGTTGTCGATGATAGCACGCTTCTACCTGCCTATCGCGGAACCGCGCATCTTGTAATGGAACAAATTTATGTAGGAAACGCCCCATCACTGCGCCCGATTTCAATAGAAATGCGCAGGGTTCCAAATGGTTTAAACTTAACAGCCGCGCAAAGTTTGATAGGTGGTCAAGAAGCAAATCCAGCAAACGTCGTTTACGAAATAATGACCAATACGGAATGGGGTTTAGGAATAACGAACATCAACGAAGCGCAATTGGCAGCGACCGGCGTGACGCTCGCGTCAGAAGGAAACGGATATTCAAGAATACTGGATAATCCCAGACAAGCCGCTTCTGTACTCCAAGAAATAGAACAGCAGTGTGACGGCTTTCTAGTACAGAATCCGACTACTAACGAATGGGAATTTCGCCTGATTCGTGAAACTGATTACCCGTCCCCTGTCACGGCTGTCCCGCTGTTCGATGAAAGCAATATGCTGTCTATGGATTTTAGTCGCGGCGCGTGGTCGGATACAGCAAATCAAGTTAAGGTTCAGTTCACGGACCGCGATAAAAATTATCAGCCGTCGTTCGCCGTGGCGCAGGACATGGCGAATAAAATAATACAGAACAATGACGACGTAATTTCAACAGAGAATTACCCAGCGGTTCAGGATAGATCGCTGGCGAATAATTTAGCGTGGCGAGATTTGCGGACGCTTTCATATCCGCTGGGAAAAGGAACTCTTCGATCCGATCGATCAAACTACACACTTGTTCCGGGGGACTTGGTTCGTATAACGTGGCCCCCGTATGGATTAGAAAATTTCTTCGCGCGCATCAATCGCGTTTCATTAGGCACTGAACAGGCAAACGAAATACTATATGATTTTACCGAAGACATATTCCGGACTGAAGTTCCGTCGTTTGGTGATCCTACTGATACGCTGTGGAATCCGCCAGATCAAAATCCGGTAGACGTAGCGGCTGCAAGAATTATTTCTTTGCCGATTGGTTATCAGGATGTTAACACGAAACAGCAATTCGGGTTGCTGGCGGTTCGTGGTAATACCCTGCAAACAGAATACAGGGTTTATAGGTTTTTTGATCCGACCCTTCCAATTACGACACAAAGATCGGCGCATGATTTAGACAGCGTTATATCCCCATTTACGCCGTCAGGGTTATTGCTCAATCCGGTAAGCATTTCACCGGGATCGCCAGAAAGCTATATCGACGATTCGATCATCATCGATTCAACAACCGATATTCAAGCGGTCAATCAAACTGCTGTTTTAGCTGATCTAGATAACCCTATTCCGCCGAATCTTGCGCTGATAAATGATGAATGGATTTTCTTCGAATCGATTACTGATCTAGGTGCGGGGCAGTACCGGCTGAACAACGTTCACCGGGGAATGCTGGATTCAGCGCCCGGTAATCATGCCGCGAACGATCGAGTCTGGTTTGTAAGTTACGGCGTCGGAGTTTTGCAGGGTGAACCGATTTCGACAGACGACGGGATAAGCATTTGGTTTATGTCAACGTCGGGCGGAGGAACTCAAGGTGCCCCCGATGGAAGCCCGGAGCAGGGCGTTCAGGCAGTGATCGATATTACTGACACGTCGAATAGTCTTCGATATATTGGACCGTCTGCACCGATTGACGTGCGCGCGGATGGTGTGGCATTAGGTGTCGCCGAAACACTTCCGGATTCATTCCGTTTAACATGGGATAATCGTCTGAACTCGTTTACCGATCGAAGCAAGGCACAAAATCACGGCAATGAATCTGTCAGCTATACTTACAATGTCCGGGTTTATCATACCGGGGTAAGCCCGGAAGTTGAAACATACAACGTTACTGGAATTTCATCGACCGGGGCCGCGTCGCCCGTTAATGCTGAACACGATGTTTCTGGGTATGCGGTCGATCCGTCGCCGATAACATCGCCGTTTCCATCCCCTGAACCATTTGCGCAAACCTATCGGGTTGAAATTGAAGCCGTATTCGGAAGCCCGGAAGTTGTTAGCCCGAAATGGTCACATAATTTTGTGAGGCAATAACCATGAAAAAATTTCACTGGGCTTATACAGTTCTGGCACATCATGAAGGTGGGTTCGTTGATCATGCTAACGACCCCGGCGGCGCGACGAATTACGGCGTCAGTCTTCGATTTCTACGTCAGGAAGGACTAGATATCGATAACGACGGCGATATCGACGAAGACGATATCAGGGCCATAACGCCAGAAAAATCAAAGGCGATATACAAGGAAAAGTTCTGGATTCCTTGCCGATGCGAGCAAATTCGAAGCACGGCAGTCGCGACGAAGGTTTTTGATATGGCGGTAAATATGGGCCAAAAACAGGCTTACAAAATTGTTCAGCGGGCGATAAATGCGCTACAATACGAACCTAGTCTTATTGTGGACGGCTTAGTCGGGGTAAAAACGATTGAAGCCGTTAACAGTTTTGACCGGGAAGATTACGCGCTACTGGACGCTATTCGGGAAGAACAGGCCGATTTTTATGAAACGCTGATCAACGAAAAACCACAGCTTTCAAGTTTTAGACTTGGCTGGTTACGCAGGGCGGCAGCTTGAATAAACAGGATTGGCTTGATTTTGCTGAAGCGATCGACGCATTGCGATTAATTCCGCGATTGCTTCTGGTTTCTTATTGCGCTTTTGTTTTCTGGTTAACGGATAGGCTGTTGACGTGGTATTTTGCGCTTCCCGCTTCTGAGCGCAGTTTAGAAGCTTCTGGTCTTGCGGGCGGCATCTTCACCGCCGCTACTGGTCTCGCGACGATATTCCTGAACACTTATCTAAAAAGCGGTCGGAATTGGAATGCATCACTTTCAGAATAAGATCGGATTATACAAAATGTCTAGACCGGAAATTTTAGCGGATTCGGCAGCGGTCGGATCGATCGCGACCTTTTTGGGGATGTCCCTTGCAGATTGGGATTCGATTATTCATATAGTTGCCGGAATAGTGGCTATTATAGCGGGTATAACCGCAGCCATTTTTCACATTAAAAGAATCCGGCAACTGGGAAAAAAGGGATGAACTATGCCTATATCCGAATGGTGCCCACATTGCGGGGCAAATGGAACACTTGTGCCGGACGGATCGCGATTTGATCACAGAACAGGCGAACGCAACAAAAAATTCAGATGCACAGATTGCGAAAGGACGACGCAGAATCCGCTAGATTACGATCCAAAAACAAACGTTTTCGACACGCTACGAAGACCACTTCCTAGAACAAACCGGTATGTAGTTACCTGCGCACAAAACGCAACGAACTACCATCGAAAATTCCTTACCAGCTTAGTCAAGTATTGTGATCATAACAATGCCGAACTTTTAATAATCCCCATCCGATATAAAAACCCTACGTCGACGTGGTCGAAGACAGCGAAGAAATACGACTGGTGGCACGACGATCTTGTTCCGTTTCTTTTTGTGGATCGAATAAATTTAACGCCGTCACTGGTATTACTTGGCGACATCCGAACCCAGTTAACCGCCGAAAAACCGCTGACTGGTTTCGAAACAATAACCGGTAACGCGTGGGGTATACTGGGTCATCCAAAATTACAGTTGACCGCTATCGCAACGCCCGCGAATCGTTTACCGAAAATAATGACGACAACCGGGGCGGTTACGCTGTCCGATAATTATGTCGACAGCAAAGCCGGGAAAAAGGGCGCGTTTCATCATACTTATGGCGCGTGTATTGTTGAAATTGATGGCGATAAAACGCACCTTCGACAGATCAATGCGTTGAAGAACGGAACCTTTATTGATCTTGATAAAAAGTACACCCCCGAAGGCGTGGAAGATGCTCCGCCCGCTGCCGGTCTGGTGATGGGCGACACGCACGTTCAATTCGTTGACCCCGGGGTTGTCGATGCCACGTTTACCAATAAAAATTCAATTGTCAAAACTCTTAAACCCCGGCAACTTATTTTTCATGATGTTTTAGATTTTTATAGTCAGAACTGGCACGACAGAAACAACCCATTTATTCAGTACGGAAAGCACGTCGCGCAAATGAACAACGTTCGAAACGAAGTAGATTTGACGTGTCGGTTCCTGAATGAAATGGTCCCAAAAGATACGAAGGCGATAATTGTTCCATCAAACCACAACGAAGGTTTAGATCGATGGATTCGGGAACATGACTGGAAATCCGATCCGTCCCACATGGAATTTTATCTTGAAACTGCGCTTGAAATGATTAGGTCAACGCAGATGGAAGATCGCGGCGTCACGACAGTTGACCCGTTCCGATACTGGGCAGAAAAAAAATTAATCTGCGACCATACTTTTTTGAACCGCGACGATCCTTATATGATCCAAGGAATCGAATGCGGCTTTCACGGTGATCAAGGTCCGAACGGGTCAAAAGGTTCTGCGGAGGCATTCAAGCGAATTTCTGCAAAAACGATCATCGGGCATTTCCACTGGCCCGCAATAAGCGAAGGCTGTTATCAAGTCGGCACAAATAGCCGACTAAAATTGCAATATAATACCGGTCCGTCATCATGGATGCACGCCGACTGCGTTGTCTATGCAAACGGCAAGCGCAGCCTTATTATGATACTGGACGGCGACTGGCGTCTACCGTAAAAGTTAAAAATAAGCTTTTTTCAGAAGCCGGACAATATCTTCCAAAGCTTCAGCTATCTTGCTAATTGGAACAGCTTTTACAATGTGAAAATCGACTTCAAGAAACGGTATCACGACGCAAAATTGATCGCGGTACGGTTTGATTTCGACGCCTAAATTTTTACCTTCCAGCGCAACCGCCAGAACTTTTGCTTCATTTTCAGTCATTTATATTTCCTTTCTTGATACTTGTTCCAATTATAACACATACGCCAGTCTTGTCAAGTAATAATTAAAATAGGCTTTGTAATCATTTGTAATAATTTTTACAAAAACGCTTGACTTTCTGTAATGGTATGCTATTATATAAAACATAGAAAGCAAATACAGAAAGGAATAAGAAACATGAATCGCAAAGTCATCACCGAATACCAGAACGTCAAACTGACCCATCAGATAACAACCGGTCAATACGAAGTCGTCTTCGGAACCCTGAATGTTTCTTTCAATAAGTTCGATGACGCAGCAAAAGCTTTCGAAGGCATCTGCGCTCAGAACAAGCCCAGCCTGTTAAAGCTGGTTAGTCAATTGGTTCGCGGCAAGCGTGCCGCGTAAGGAGAAAGGAAAATGACAGAAAAACGAACCCTGCGTTCCGATACGATTATCGCGGAAATTCTAGATGTGATCCGCCCGTTCGTTGAGGCGAAGAAGTACAACCCGAACAACAGCACGTCGATCCATACTCGACGCGTGATGAACGTGAAAGCGATCGACATCGCACATTTGAACGCGCTTTATGCACGGCTTGGCGGTGAATGATGCGCACGACACGAAAAGCGATCAGCGCAGAAATCAAGAAGCGTACCGGGATGGATATTCTTGTCGGCGGTTCGCAGGCGATCGGTTGCTATCATTTCTATTCGGATGATAGTGACACGGCTTCGATGCTGGCAAAATTTTACAGCACGACGGTCGATGTTTTCAGCTTGTCGGACTTGACGGTTGAACGCTGGGCGGATGAATTCGACGCGATGCTTGAAAAAACTTTAGAGTGGAATTGATTGTGCGAATGTGAAGGAAGCTGACTGGATAGAAATAAACTGGTAAAATTCACCATCCTAAAATATTGAATAAAGGACAAGCCACTATGTTGATAGGTTTATGCGGTGCCCCGGGTTGCGGGAAGGATACGCTTGCGGAACAATTTGTTCTACACGATGTCTATGAACAGTACCGATTCGCCGATCCGATAAAAGCGATGCTGACACAGTTTCATATTCGCCCGGACGTGTGGGACGATCACGAGCAAAAGGAAAAACCTATTCCGTGGCTTGGCAAGTCTCCGCGTTATCTTGCGCAAACGCTGGGGACCGAATGGGGGCGCGATCTGGTTCATCCGGATGTTTGGGTATTGATGGCGAAGGGCCGCTGGCATGTCCTGAATGCTGGCAAGGAAGGTCGTATGGTTATCAGTGATGTCCGCTTTCCGAACGAAGTCCAGTGGATTCGAAAGGCTGGCGGAATTATTGTTAACATCCAGCGCCCGGATAGTCAGCATAAAGCCGACAATGCGGGACACAGCAGCGAGAACGGAATATCGCTGAAATTGTGCCAAGTCGTTGTTTATAACGACGGGACGAAAGAAGAACTTCGCGAAAAAGCATGGAACCTGATTCGCGTTTATCTGGGTATCGACAAATGAAAAACACGCTGGTCGTTTCTATCATGTGCCTGATCATCGGCGGAATGTTCGGATGGTTCGTCAATGGATGGCGTCTAGAAGCCGCGTTCGGCAGGGCGCAAAATGCGGCGCTGGAAGAATACGAACGGATCAGCAAGGAACAGCGCGCGAAGTGGGAAGCGCAAGCGACGCGTGATCAGGCCGCGCGTGTGGCGCTGTCAGCAAAGCTTCGGGAATCCCGGGCAACCGCTGACACACTGCGCAACCAGATAGCCAGCGCCGATCTAGTAGCCCCTGCACCATCAATCGCAAGTCTTTCGGAGTGTCCAACCCATGAAGAAGTTAAAACCGTTCTGGATAGTTACAATCCTTTCAACGATGATTTTGTTCGGTTGTGGAACGCCTCGGCCAGTGGTATTAACCCCGGACCCGATAGCACGATCGAAACCGATTGAAGCAATCGAACCCTGCGCAGAATTACCGGTCCTACCGGAAGCCCTTCCGCAGCAAAAGCAACAGGATGCTATTCGAACGTTACTAGCGACGAAAGTGCGCAGTGATGAGATATACCGGGACTGCGCAAACCGGCATAAGGCGCTGGCAGATTGGATAATAGACGAAAAAACGTCGCCTTAACTTCTGAATCACATATAGTAAACGGCGGATTCGTCACAAAATCACAAGCGGGTCGGTTTGAAACATAACAGCGTTTACATTTACATGGTACAAAAAAGGTTTAATTGGTACAACAAAGGTATGATATTGGTACATTTTTGGTACAGAGCAAAGGGGGCGCGCGAGGCTTACACAGTGTAAGTAAAGTAAACCTGATTTTTTTTCAAAAATGCTGTTTACTATATAGCGCGCCGTTGTTAAGCTAACCTGACAACTGAGAAAGGAAAATTTATGCCAGCACCGAACACGATCGACCCGGTCGATTACTTGTATAAAACTGAACCATTTAAACACCAGTCAAAGGTTTTTGGGCTTTCCCGGGATATGCGGAATTTTGCGCTGTTGATGGGAATGGGAACGGGGAAATCAAAAGTAACGATCGATACAGCCGCGTATAATTATGATCGGGGGCGAATAGATTGCTTCGTTATCATTGCGCCGAAAGGCGTTCATAGAAACTGGATCGAGCAAGAAATACCCATACACATGCCAGACTGGACGAAGTACCGGGCCGCGACTTGGATGTCGCCAACAAAATCAAAAGTAGCGGATCGCAAAGCTGTTGAACGCGTGCTTGATCCTGAACATGAAGGGTTACGAATTCTTGCGATCAATATCGAAGCTTTTCGGGATTCTACGAAATGCCCGGCGGCGAAGATGGTACGGAAACTGGTAAACGCTTTTCGCGTGCTTATGGTGATAGACGAATCGTCGAAAATAAAAACCCCCGGGTCAAAACGAACAATGGCACTTCGCACGCTCGGAAAATACGTTGAAGCGAAAAGAATTCTGACAGGTACGCCAGTCACGCAGGGGCCGCTTGATCTATATTCACAATTTAATTTTCTTGATCCTGATATTTTGGGTTTTGATAATTTCATTACTTTCAAACACTACTTCGCAGAATGGCAACGCGAAATTAATATGGAACAATACCGGCGTATTGCTGCGGAATGCCACGCGCGCGGGAGAGCAGTTCCAGAAAATGCCGGGGAATACGAAACATTGACCGGCTACAAAAACATAGAGGTTTTGAAAAAACTGATTGCGCCGCATAGTTATCGAATCACAAAAGAAGAGTGCCTCGATCTTCCCGAAAAAGTTTATATGTCGCGTTTTGTTGAATTGTCGGATGAACAGCGAAAGATTTACAACAAGATCGCTCGGAAGTCTGTAATTGAAATGGAAGGGCAACAGGTCGCAATAAATCATGTCCTGACAAAACTGTTACGCCTTCAGCAAGTTTTAGGGGGTTTCGTTCCTATCGAAGAATTCGGCGAAGCGCAGCCGATACCCGGTCCGAACCTGCGGATCGAATCCTTGATTGATATGGTGGGGGAATCTGAAGGTAAATGGATAATATGGGCGCGATTCCGCGCGGAAATAGTTGCGATTCATGCCGCCTTTTGTAAAGTATACGGACCGAAAAGCGCAGTCATGTATTACGGTGATGTAAACGACGACGATCGGGCAGAAGCAATCCATCGCTTTCAGGGTAGACGCCCCGTCATTGAAAATTTAGTTCGTGTCGGATTTGAAGATATACCGGAATCAGGGCAGGCGCGGTTTTTTATCGGGCAGCAGCATTCCGGCGGTTTCGGGTTAACACTGACCGCCGCTGAAAATGTTGATTATTATTCAAATGATTTCAGCCTTGAAGCACGACTTCAATCAGAAGACCGCGCGCATCGAATCGGAACGAAGCACGTTGTAACATACATTGATCAGGAAGCCCCGGGAACAGTTGATTCAAAAATAATAACGGCACTGAAAGGAAAAATGAACGTTGCCGATATGATTACTGAAGATAATATTCGGATTCGTGCAGCAAAAGGCGGCGGATCAAATATAATTTCCGGCGAAGTATTGTCGGATTTATTTGCAGAAATTTAATTATTACGGTATCATACGCAATCGAAAGGAGTTTAAAAAATGGCAAAAGTTTTTATACCATCGATACCGTATCGAATTGAACGTGATCCGGCAACAAATAAACCGAAGCGCGATCCTGTTACCGGGGAAGTCATCAAACATGCCGCCGTAGACATTACCGTCGCGTCAATTTATGGTCGTATAGACGACGAACCAATTTTCAACGGGCACGGCGTACCCCCGGCAGCAAGTAAAAACAACGTTAATCAGGTCCGGCGTCGCCTTCGTGATTTTGATCCCGACGAAGATTCTATTATTGCGGTAGGTGATCCCGTTGCTGTTGCGCTTTGCTGCGCTGTTGCCGTTCGCGATTTTGGCGGGTTTTCAATCTTACGCTGGGACGGAAGAACCCGGCAATATGTGAAAATGGCTTTTTCGATATGAATACAGAAGTCATTGATTTAATTTTAAACGCCATTATGATTATCGGCTTGCTGGTAGTCTGGCGGGAAATAAGACGAAATCGCTAACAGAAACGAAAACGCTGTGAACACAGAAGCCCTTGATTTGATTTTATTTGCCATCGGGCTTCCAGATGTTCGCTTCATGCTTGCGCAGAACGCCATTATGATTATCGGTTTACTGGTAGTCTGGTGGAGCATAAGACGAAACCCTTAACAGAAAGGAAAACGCTATGAATGAAGAAGGTCTTGATTTATCTGAACTAGACGGAATTGTCGGTCCAACAGACGAACAACTGAAGAACATCACGGAACTGGCTAAGCGTCAACTTGCTGCGGAAAGAACTGTCGCTGCCGCGTCTGGTTCACTTGACGAAGCGAAAAGGAACTTGCGCCGCATCAATGAAAACTTGTTGCCGGAAGCGATGACAGAAATCGGGATGGAACAATTCAAGCTATCCGAAGGGATAGAAATCAAAATTAATGAAGCACTCCGGGCCAGTATTAGTGAAGCGAATCGCCCCGCCGCTTACGATTGGCTGCGGGAACATGGTCACGACGCGATCATTAAAAAGACTGTGACAATAACATTTGACCCCGGGCAAGAACAGAATTATGATTCTGTCGTTAAATTTCTGGAAGACAACGATATTGAATTCGACGGTCGTTCGTCTATCCACGCAAGAACCCTAACCGCGTGGGTTGGTAATCAACTGCGCGAGGGTAATCCAGTACCGGACGAAATTTCGCACTATGAGCAGCGAATTTCTAAGGTTAAGGTGAATTAGGGTCGGGTCCCCTAAAGAAAAAAGCCCCCTTTAACCATCACCGACAAAAGAGGTAAATCCAAAATGTCAAAAGCAATGAAAACTAATGGGAACGCGGCTCTCGCAATTCCGGACGAAGTCGATCTGCCAGAAGGCGCAGGTCTGGAAGAAGCTGACGCGTCAGCGTATGCAATCCCATTCCTGCGATTGATGCAGAAGGGATCGCCGCAAGCCGATCCGGATTCGGACGCATACATCGACGGAACGAAGGCGGGAATGATCTATAACACTGTTTCCGGCGAAATCATCGATCCTGAAAAAGAAGACATATTCTTCATTCCGGTTTACTGGCGGCGCGCGTTCGTCGAATGGAAGCCGCGCGATGCTGGCGGCGGTTCCGGCGGCGGTTTTGTCAAGGAATATTCTCCGGCGGAAGGGGAAGCCCTGATGCGCCAAACGACGCTCGACGACAAGAATCGCGACATCCTGCCGAACGGCAACCAGTTGAACGACACGCGCTATCATTACGTGATCGTGGTTCACGCTGGCGAAATGCTTCCGGCAGTGATTGCGATGGATCGCACGCAGATTAAGCGATCAAAACGCTGGTGTTCGTCTATGAATCAGGAAGTCGCCGCGAAAGGTTTGCGTGCTACGTTTCAGCTATTCTACAAGGTTGAATCTGAAGCACAGAGCAAGGACGGCAACACGTGGCGAATCTGGGACATCAAGGCCCCGCAGAATATCGCGGATCAGAATCAACTGAACGCAGCCATCGAGTTTTACAAAGCGATCAAATCCGGTGCCGTCAAAGAAGCGATTGATTCGCTTGATGACGACGAAGCCACCGCCGGATCGGGGTCACGGGCTACCGGGGAGCAGCAAGCCCCGGAAGCTTCCGAACCAGCAACGTTCTAGTTGTATTGAATGGGGCGGCAATTACGCCGCCCCGTTTTTTACGTGACAGCAAAAAAATTATCTGAACTGTTCAAAGGACTGGACAGGGCACACGGAACCTACCAGATCGACGATACTGACGTATCCGAAAAGGTTTCGGGTCAAGCCCTGACACTCGCGCAACCGCCTACCCTTGCTATGTGGCAGCAACATCTAGACGGGACGCGGAGTCTGGGAATCGTGCCAATCATGGACGACGGAAAATGCAACTGGGCTTGCATTGACATCGATACTTATAAGGGCGATGTATGCGCGCAGATTGTGCTATTCCTGAAAAAGTACAATATACCTTTTATAGTATGCAGGTCGAAATCGGGCGGCGCGCACGTGTTTGTATTTTTCAAGGAACCTGTCCCAGCGCCGAAGATAATTCGCAAGCTGAACGCGATCGCGAAATCAATGGGGCACGAAGGCGCGGAAATATTTCCGAAACAGGTCAAGATCGAACCCGATCAATACGGCAACTGGTTGAACATGCCGTATTTTGACGAAGAAGTAACCCTTCGATATGCATTCGATAAAGATGGCGAGCAATTGACTCTTGACGAATTCCTGAAGGCAGCGGAAAAAATAAAGTTGACCGAAAAAGAATTCGACGCGATACAACCGCCGAAACTTGAATTTCCGTTCGCGGACGGTCCGCCGTGTTTAGCACAATTTGCCATGCAGGGCGGCGTCAGCGAGGGCGGACGGAATAACGCATTGATGCAAATGGCGGCGTATGCAAAATTCAAATATGGTGAAGAAGGCTGGAAGGAAGAAACGGAAAAATTAAATGATCTTTATATCAAGCCACCACTGACCGGGCGCGAACTGGCCGACACGGTCTTCAAGTCGAACGACCGGCGCGACTACGGCTATATGTGCACGCATCCCCCGATGGTCAACGTCTGCAACAAGCGCGTCTGTATGCAGCGACAATTCGGTGTCGGCGGCGCGGCGGAAGATCAGTTCGAAGCGGAAATTAATCTTGAAGATTTGAAAAAGCTGATCTATGAATTGCCGAACGGCAAAATGATCGATGACAATCCGAAATGGGAACTTACAATTCAGAATCGGGTTATTCGTTTCCCCGATACTTCGTTTTTACAGGAACAGAAAAAATTTGCTACGCTCTGTATAAACAAAGTCAATACATATCCGCCGACGCTTCCCGCTGGTCGATGGCGCGCGCTGATCCACGATAGATTAAAAAACGTGGAAGTCGTTCGAATACCATTTGAACAATCGGACCACGCGCAAACATTAGAACATCTGAAAGACTTCCTGCGCAATATGGCACACGCGAAAAATGTGTCGCAACTGATGGACGGGCTTGCGTTGAACGACAAAGGGGTTTATCGTTTTAGGTTGGAATCACTGGTTGATTTTATTCGCGAAAAAACTCGCCGGGCTGTTGATGCCGACGCTATCGGAGAACATCTGGAAGCTTTCGAAATGCGTCGACAACGGTCAACCGTCCGAATCGGGGCGGGGCATGTCGCTATTGTTTATTGGGAAACGGATAACGAAGTTCTTCAAATGATAGAGTCGGAAATAGAAACCCCAGAACAACCAGATGAACCCGGGGTTAATTTCTGATGGAAAAGAAGCTTGTGCTAGGACCGCCGGGAACGGGAAAAACTACGTTTCTGGTAAATACTTTTCGCAAGCTTTTAGAACGCGGTGTTGACCCCGAACGAATAGCCTATGTCAGCTTTACTCGAAAAGCCGCACAAGAAGCACGCGATCGCTGCGTTCAAAGTCTTTCGCTTCCCGCTTCCCGCTTCCCGCATGTTAAGACACTTCACAGCATCGCTTTTCGCGAAAATGGTCTGGCGACATCCGATGTTATGAACAACGAAAATTACCGAGAAGTTAGCGACTATCTAGGTATTAATATAATGCCGGTGAACGAATCACGCGGGCTTGGCGAAGACACGATGATCGGTTTCCACTTAGCACTAGCACGGAATCTTCGTCGAGATTACGAACAACATTTTCGATCTGTTGCGGGGTCGACTACATTAAAACGTTTTAATTTTGGTAGTTTGGACCGGGGCGGTTCACTCGCTGAATTCCTTCGCGCCGCGCGCGTCCTTGAGCAATACAAGCGCAAAAATAATTTATGGGATTTCCACGATATGCTAGAAGCTGGCACGCACTGCGATCCGTTGCCGGTTGATTACGCCATCATAGACGAAGCGCAAGACCTTTCGCCCCTGCAATGGCAATTTGCCGCGCAGATGTTCAAGAATGTTAAAACGTGTTGGATTGCCGGGGACGACGATCAGGCTGTCTATTCTTGGTCAGGTGCTGACTTGCATACTTTTCGAAATATGCAAGCGGAACGAACCGTTCTGGATCAATCTTACCGACTGCCGGAATCGATCTGGAAGTTCGCGATCAAGATTGCTGAAATGATTGATGACCGTTACGAAAAAGAATGGAAGCCGCGATCGGATTCCGGCGAGTTACATTTTGTGACCGGATTGGAAGAATGCCCACTGAACAATTCTGAATCTTGGTACTTGCTGACGCGCACCAGATCGCAACAATACGAACTAACGCGATGGCTTCGTTTTCACGGGTTTCCATATACTCAGAACGGGAAAGATTCTATAAAAAAAGAACATATTCGATTGGCTAACACGTGGACAAAATTGCAGCGCGGCGAGTATGTCCCCGTTTCTTCGGCGCTGGCAGTATACGACTTTATGCGGGACGAACAACTTCAGCCGGATGCGCGGAAAAAATTGTCAATGCTTCCTTTAGATGATCGGATTAAATTACCAGAATTAGTAAGTTCTTGCGGTCTTATTAACGCGGACGGAATCTGGCATGATGTTTTATTGATAGATAAAACAGATTCGAATTATTACCGAGCAGTCAAAGATAATTTAGGAATGGATGCTTTGATCTCAGAACCGCGAATCGCAGTTCATACGATGCACGGGGTAAAGGGCGGCGAAGCGGACAACGTTTATTTTTCAAACAGCATGGGGCAGAAACCATACAGTTATTATAAAACCGGGCATACGCGGGATGATGAAGCCCGAATATTTTATGTTGCCGCGACCCGTGCCCGGAAACGGTTATTTGTAAAAATGTCGCCTCGCTGTCCTTTCCCTGTTCCGAAGAATTAAAAAACCTTGACAATATTTAGTAAAGTGCTATTATTTAAAACAAGCCTCAAGGTTTTAATTTATATAGAAAGGAGAATTAAGGATGTTAGATCAAAAAATTACTTGTGGAAAACACTCGTTTAAACTCGATGAGTTAGAAACGGCTGTAAAATTCGCGTTCGTTACTGAACTTGCATTGAAGATTGAAAACGTGATCGCTGCAAGCGGAACGTCTGACGGTTTGTGCTTCGGCGATCTTCAGGATCGCGGTCTTCTGAAAAAAAGATATATCCCCGGGAATGGACCGGATTACGATCCTTCCGGTATTGAATGGACAGTTGTCGGCGATGTGGAATTCACAACTGAGTGCGGCAACACTTTCAAAAAGGGGGACGTGATCGAATGGGAAAAATAGCCGATAGATTTTCAAAATCGAAAAGAAAAAAAGCAAAACGGACGGGGCATTGTTTTGTTACCGCCGCAACAATGCAATCTAAACTTTTAACAGACTGGGAATTAGTTCATGGCATACCGCTGGGCAAGGGCGGGGAAGCGCAGGGTTTGCGCTATCCCCACGCGTGGCTAGAATCCCCGGATGGGTTACAGGTATTCGATCCGAGCCTTTATGAAAAAGGAATCGAGCCGTTTTTTCCGTTGCGTAGTTATTACGAAATCGGAAATATAGAATGGACGGTTCGTTACCCGGTAGAGTCCGCCACGCGACTAATGCACGTGAGCGGGAATTTTGGTCCGTGGCATCAGAAGTTAATCGACCTTGACCGGGAGATCGGCTGACAGGTCGCGGACTTTTAAAAATCTGAAAGGAGAAATTAAAATGAGTGAATTAAAAACTATGGTACGTGGTGTGTATGATCTTCAAAAATTACGCATTCAAATGGGAAACCGAATCGTCGGTAATTTTAAAGCAAAACTAGGGCAGGAACCTTCTCAACCCGAAGCCGAAATAGGGTCAGAAGGTGCTATGATTTTAAAATCGATGCGCGCTTCCTATGATAAATTGATGGACGGGGTAAAAACTTTTCCGCGTCAAGCATCTTTTTCAGGTGACGAAATTATCAGCAGTTACACGGAATTTTGTTTAATGGCGCAGTATGTTGAAATCGAAGAATCTGAAATTTCTGGTTTTCGACGGTTGAAAACAACCTTGCGGGAATATCCTATTTACAATAATTTTCTTGTAAATGTGAAGGGCGTCGGTCCGGCGATGGCGGGGGTTATTTTATCTGA